ACTCCTATGTAATTTCTAATATTGATAATGTTGCATCTATCTTTGCTGTAACTGAACAATCTATTTTAATAATATCAGTTGCTTGAACAACAACTTTACCACCTGTTAAAAGTTCTAATGATGAACCAGCTGGGATAGATACATCTTTAATTAATAAAACTGTTTCGTTTGTTTCTGTATCTGATGTATCTGAAACTAATTGAACATCAGCAGTTACAGATGTTGTGTGGATATTACAAAGAGTTAAGCCAATAATTACGCAAGTTGTAGAATTTGGAACTGTGTATAGGGTTAGAGGAGTTCCAGAACTAGTGGGCATTGCCCCATTTGTTTTTACTTTAAAAGTGTTAGCCATGTGTTCTCCTTATCCTAAAGCTATTGCAAGTGGTAAAGCATTTGGGTCAGTTTCTGTTATTGTTCCTGTTACTGACGCAGTACTCGTTATTGCGTTTGATGTTGTGTTAATACTAAATAATTCTATGTTATCTGAACCATCGTTTATTTTAATTTTTAAAAATCCTGATGTTCCTGAATCTACCCAAATACTTCCAGCAACAACTGAACTAGGTGCTGAAGTACCTACATGAGATGAGTTAATTGCACCCAGAATATTATTTAATTCTGTTCTAAAGGAAGCAAATCCCTGATTGGCTAATACTACATCACTTACTTGACTCATATATAATCCTTATAGTTTAATTCGTTTAACTTTTCAAGCCATATCCAACAACTTGATAATCAAATGTTTTGCTGATTCCTGTATTACTACTATTATAAAACCTAATTGTAAAGCCTGTTTTAGACTTACTTGTAATTTGATAATAATCTCCTGTCGCTAAACCTTGTGCTGAAATACCAATACTCGGAGTTGCGTAAAAAGAATTTGTAAATGTAATTGCTTGTCCTGAAGCTGACGCAACAACATCTTCTCCTGATTCTGTTCTTTTTTCAAAATTTACTTTGTATTGTAGTGTGTGAACTTTTGCTCTAACTTTATTATTGTCGCTTACTATCTTACATCTAAATTTAAAATATCTGCCTTTGATTGTACTTTGTTGAGATATTTTTTGATATGAAGAAATAGCGTTTAGACTTGTATCGCTAAACCCTACTTGTACTTCTGCACCAGCTTGTACTTCAGGGCTACCATCAAATGGTGCTTTAGCATCTTCGAACAAACTAGCACCACGACCTGAATCAAATAAGTCGTATTCATCTTCTGTTGTCATTCCTATTACAACTCCTAAATTAACATCATAAACTGCGTCTAAAGAAATAGTATTAGCAAATGTATAAAAACCTGATGATTGAATATTAGAATTAAAATTATTAGGATTAGATGTACTGTCAGTTCCACCTAAATCAAATACACCCTCTGGAGAATCAAAGTTTCCTATGGTGCTATCAAACTGTGTGATTGTATCTAATATCAGAACATTTCTGCTTTCTGAATCTAATGATATTGCTACATTACTATCTCTTGTTCCTAAAAAATCTGCCATTATTCACTCACTGTTAATATGTTTTGAAAGTTTTGTAATCCTGAAATATTAGTTGTTACAATAGAAGCCTCTGCACTACTATTACCTAATTTATCTACTGCTTTTATTAAAAAACTTCCTGTTTGTGAATTAACTACTAAAGAATTTGATTTTCTTCTAACAACTTTAGCAAGAGGTGTACTTTCATTCCATGTCGCTCCACTTTGAACATCTTGGTATCTTATTTCGTACCATGATATATCTAAATCAATTACAGGTGTCCAAGATAATTCCATTTGATTTGATCCTACCATAGATACAGAAAGATCATCTATATCCTGAGGTATTTCAGTTGCACCAACTATCTTTCTTGAAGCTGTTATATAAGCTGACGAAACACCGAAACTATTTATTGCTTTAACTCTGACATTATATGTAGCATCATCAACTGCGTTAAGTAATTCATGTCTTAACTGTGTACCATTAGAAATAATTTTAAAATTAGTTTCTGTACTTTGTTTAGCTTCTACTTGATAGTATTGAACAAATTTATCTGTACTAGCACCTATTTGAATATTTAATCTAGTAAGTACAACACCATCAGCATATTCAATCATTTCATCTGTTAAAGTAATAGAGGCTGGTGCTTGTATCGTAAATGGATTAGGAAGATTAGTAGTTGGTACTGCTGTTGCTTGTGTTTTAGAAGCCCAAGTATAATGCGTGGCTTGATACTCAACAAGTGATAATCCTACTGTTAAATCTCTATTAAAAGTAATTCCAAGAACTCTAAAAGGTTTAGCAGAAAAGCCAATACTTGAATGTGTAATATTTACAATATCTCCTATCGCTAAATCATAACCATTAAAATCAACATTGATACCTAAAGATAATGCTTCTCTACTTCTTCTAAGTATTACCTCTGCCATTTCTTCTGCCTGATATTTTGATGTTAATGTTGTGAAGTTAAATCTACCCTCTAAAAGAAAACCACCATCTTCTGTTTTCATTGTTGCGTGTCTATCTGCACTTGGTAATCCTGAATCATCTATTGGTGGAAACTGTGCTTCATCAACTTGGAAATTACGATCTGGATTAACAAAACCAACTATAACTCTATTGTATCTGTCATTCTTTGTAGGTGTAGATAATGAATAGCCACCTATGATATTATCTTCTGTTAAAGTAATTGATGCACTTCCTGTTGTTTCAATAATTAAATTATACTTACCAGCGTTATAAGGTAAGTAGCCTCTACAACCTTTTAAGAACTCTCTAACATTATCTATAATTGGTCTTGATGTATCTAACGCAGTATTGCAATCAAAAATATTTATATCACTACCACCTGAATAGGGTGTTACTTGTGTAACGCAAACTTGTGAAGCATCATAAAAACTTTGTAAATCTATTTCACTTGTTGCTAATCCTTTTCCATATCTAGCGTTAGTTAAATAATCTAATAAACACCAAGCTGGATTTGTTGAGTATGCTGAAGTTTGTGCAACTAAACTAGAATTATAAGCCACAACTTTTTTACCTTGTATCTTTGCTTGTACTTTTGGTATTCCTGTAAATGCGTCAGGATTCCATTTAAACCTAATAGCCAAATAAGATAAACCTGATAATTTATGACTACTTCCCCAAGATGATAAAGTTGAAAGTAAAGAACTAGCTGATTGTCCATCAGTTCCAAAATGTGGCTCTACTGTTATTGTGCTTTCTGCTGAACCATTTTCCTCACTAGGGTCAGCCTTAAAAAAATTACTATCTGAACTATTAACAGTTCTTTGAACATTATCTGCTAAATCTCCTGACCAAGTTACAGGCTTTTCATCTATTCTAATTTCTGTAATATCGTTTATCTCTCCCTCTGACATAACGATAGCCATATAAAGGTAAGTATTATCTGTGCCTGAAGTTTCCATAAAAACCCTAACACCCCCTGTAAGTCTTTCTCCATAAATTACAGGAATATTAGCGTCATTAGATTGTTTATTAATTAAAATACCTTTTTCAAAATCATCAAATTCATTAGTTCCAAAGTCAGGAATATCAGGTGTTTTTGGTCTTAACACCCAGCCTAAAAATAAAGATATACCTAAAGATACTAAAGGGTTTCCACCAGCTATAAAACCACCAATACTAGAAGCAACACTACTTACAGCACTAACAACACTACTTACTATTCCACCCATTATATATCCTTAACTACCATTCTTTTAATTTGATTATCTTCTACTCTTAACCAAGTAAAATTATCTTTAATGCCTTTAAATTTGTTAGCCATATTAACGCACCATTTAAAAATTTTTCTAACATTTGTTAAAGCAATAAATTCTACAAATACTAAATTAGTACCAGAGTTCCATTCAGTATATTTTATTTTAGCTGTTTGTTTAAAGTTATTAAAAGCATAATCAGATAAATAAGCCCAATTAGTAAAGCCAACTAATTTATCATTATGATAATGTTTTTTATACTGATTTAAAAATATACTAGGTTTGATATGATGTTGTAAATCAAGATCGTGTAGTTTATCATATTTGGGATAATTTCTATATAGTGAAATAATATCTTGCATTATTCTCTACCCCATTTAATATCTTGTACTGTTTGTGAAGCAAAATCCATACCAACATCTGTACTAAAGAATCTTTGTTGTGATGTATTGTTTGTTTTTCTACCATTCTTTTTATTAAAATCTGCCCAATGAGATACAATAGATAATGATAATGTGCTTGTCTTATCTCGTTCAGCTATTTCAAAATTTTCAATACTTCCTTTATAAAGTAAAAAGGGGTCAGCAAATATAGTATTATCATCATCTAATAATCCTCTATGAATAGTTACTGTATCGTTAATAACACTTTCGTTTAATACTGTTGAAATAAAAGTTTGATCTGCACCTGATAGAGTTAATGTAATACTAGATTTACTTACATCTGTTTGTTCGGAAAAGTCAGATATACCTAATAAATGACTAGAAGCTGAATATGTAATTGATGAGCCTGATACTGATGATGTTAAAGGAAAAGAGCAATCAGTAAAATGAACAGGAGTAGAAAAACCAATAGTTATAAGATGTATTGGTCGTATATCATTTGTTGCTATTTCGTTCTTTACTGCTGTTGTCAGGCTTCTCGTCATATAATTCGTAGTTAGTTTGAGTTACACTTTCTGTACCTTTTAACATAGTATATTCAAATTTGCTATTAGGTTTCTTGTATTCTTTAAGATCGTTAATACTAGCATCTATTTGATCTTCATTAACAATAACTTCGGCAATAAAATCGGCAGTTATCTTGTGTGTAATTTTATATTTT